GAGCCGTAGTAGGAATTGACACCATACAGGCAGTTATGCTTGCAGGACTATTAGGAGTAGCAACAGTTATTGAAAGGCTGGCTAGGGCTTTTTTGGACGATGGAAAACTATCATTGGCAGAAATCAATGATGCGTTTAAATCAGTAGACAAAAAGGCTAATTAGTCATAATATAGACCTTGCTTGACACCCCTCCTGGGGCAATGGTATACTTAAATGTACCTAATCTGGGAGGGGTTTGTCATGACTTGCATCGCTGTTGTTCGCCATGAAGATAAAGTTTATATGGCTGGAGATCGTGGGGCATCAGATGATGGAACCATTCTAGCACTTGAAGCACCAAAGGTTTGGAAGATAGGCCCATATCTTATTGGGTATGCTGGAGCAATGGACGGAGAAAGAATCCGTTATAACTTTAAACCAACTGCCCCTAATATTAAAGACACAGATAGGTTTATGCAGACAAGGTTTGTTAAAGAACTAAAAGAATTTTACAATGAGTTCTGGGTAGACACATCTAAAGACGGAGACCTTGGTTTAATTATCTGTGTTCGTGGACAAATTTATGAGCATAGTTCTGCAGATATGTCTTTATCTAAATATACCCTGCCATATTTGGCTATGGGTTCTGGAGCAGAGTATGCTTATGGAGTTTTATATGCAACAGATAAACAAAAAAATGCAAGGAATAGAGTAATGCAAGCAGTAAATGCTGCAATTAAATTTAACCCATCATGCATGGGCCCAGTTGACGTAGTAAGCCTTTAGGAGTATACTTATAATATGTCCGAAGAATGGGAAGAAATTTTAAATAATATTCAAGACAAAGACTTAGACTATAAAGAGTTTGAGATTTGGCTTGAAAACGGAATTGAACGGGGATGGGTAACTGAACCGTTTTGTAATACTCATGATGGTGATCCATACATGAATGAAGAAGAGCAACAGGAATGGGAAGAGGGCGGAGACCCTTGCCAAGTAGTAATTAAAATCAAAGAAAACTAACAGGGAGAAATAATGAAAAAAGTAGTGGGTTTGTTAGCAGTAGTGTTTGGACTTGTATTGGTTCAACCAGTTCAAGCAGCAGAAAGTCAAACAATTGCAATTATTGATTCAGCAATTGATTCATCAAAGTTTACAAATGTCGTTTATGAAGTTTGTTTTACTTTAAACACCTGTCCTAATGGTAAAACATTAGTAGACTCAAAGGGTTCTTATTCTTTTTCTGAGGGTAAAGGAACTGCATCAGTAAATAATTTTAATATTAAAGGTGCTGATCATGGTTACAACATGGCAAAAATTGCAACAGTGACTAACCCAAATATTAAAATTGTATTTATTCGTATTTCGGATGAAAAAGTTTATGACACATTTTCAATGATTCGCAATGATGGAGGATCATTGGCTCGTGCTCTTGCATGGGTTTCAGTAAACTCATCTAAACTTAACATTAAAGCAGTCTCTATTAGTCAGTCTAGAAGTAACTTTCCAGTAGGAACCTGTCCGAAAGATACTTTATTTGAGTCTTCTGTTGCTATTTTAAAATCAAATAATGTTGCAACCTTTGTAGCAACTGGCAACGATTCAAAGAAAAATCATATTGGATTTCCTGCTTGTGTAACTGGAGTATATTCTGTCGCTGGTGCACTTGCCAATGGAACAGTGGTTCCAGTTAGTAATATTAATGAAACTACCAAGATCATATCAAGAATTTGTGTTAATTTTATTAACACTGCATGTTTAAAAATTCTTGATTCTCGTGGTAATATGACTGCAATGAGTGGAACTTCAGTTGCAACAGTAGTAGCAACATCTTTAGCAGTCAACAAAATTAAAGATGAACCTTGGGATGTATTTGTAGGTTCATTACCAAAAATAGGGAAATATGCTTCTCTTTTAAATTAATCGGATTTGGTCTGTAACTCAGTTGGTAGAGTGCCGAACTGTTAATTCGGAAGTCGCAGGATCGTGACCTGCCAGACCAGCAATGCGAATATTGCATAGTGATAGTGCGTAACCTTGCCAAGGTTAATGTGCGGGTTTGATTCCCGCTATTCGCTCCAAAAGTTTGATATAATATATAGGTACCTGCCGATTGGGGGTACATAACTTATTCGCTTGAAAGGGGAATAAAATGGTAACAACAACACTGGATCTATTCAATGATCCTTTTTTTATTGGATTTAACAGAGAGTTAGTCCGTTTAAATACCGCACATAAAACAAACTCACAGACATATCCTCCATATGATCTTCTCAAACTAGATGAAGATACATATAGGATTTCTTTGGCTATTGCTGGATTTTCTAGGGAAGATATTAATATCTCAGTAGACAATGGAACTCTTATTATTAAGGGTGAAATTGTAGAGGTAATAGATGCTGAAGTTGTTCACAAGGGTATTGCTGGTCGTAAATTTGTACGATCATTTGCTCTTGGAGAATATATGGAAGTAACTGGTGCAGAAATGAAAGATGGTATGCTGCATATTAATGTAGATCGTATCATTCCTGAAGATAAAAAGCCAAAGACTATTGAAATCAAACTTGCTAAAAAATAGTATATAGGCTATAATTATATAAGAGACCTAGGCATGTCTTTAAACTGCCCCTTAATATTAGGAGATAAAACATGGCAGCAAAGGGTAGTCTAGAAGCAATCATTGAGATTGCAAAGAAAGAATTAGGAACCATTGAAGGTCCTAAAGATAATGAAACAAAATATGGTGCATGGATGAAGGTTAACTTCCAACCATGGTGCCAGTCATTTGTTTCTTGGTGTGCATTTACTGCGGGGGTAGCAAAGTTTCCAAAGTCTGCATCAACAGTAGCAGCATCAGATCAATTTAAAAAAGAAGGCCGCTGGTCAGATGCACGTAATGATGATCCACAAGCAGGAGACTGGATTTATTTTGATTTCCCAGATGATGGTGTAAATCGTATTTCACATGTTGGTCTTTGCATTAAGAACAATGGCGATGGGACTATTCAAGTTATTGAAGGAAACACTTCAGGAACTGCAAAGGGAGATCAGCGCAACGGAGGAATGTGCGTAGAGAAGACTCGTGGTTATGTCAAGAACAATAAAAAGAAATTGCTAAATGCTGTTGTTGGTTGGGGCCGTCCAGTTTATACTGGTGAAGAAAATACTCCACTGTTAAATAAACTAGCAGCAACTCCAGTAAAAGCAACATCTCCAGATGCTACTAAAAAGTCAGCAGTAAGCAAGTCTTCTAACGGTGGCAAAGGAAGTCAGGTTAAGTAATTGCCAGCATATGAATACAAATGCACAGGACAATGTTCTGAAATTGTAATCAAACAAAGATCTATCAAAGACATCGATCCAGGGTATGGGTGTGAAACTTGCACTCTACCACTGGAACGTGTATACTCTAATATAACGGCAGTATTCAACGGTAGTGGATTCTATTCCACTGATAACAGAAAGTAGCGGTATACTATGAACATGACAATGACAGAAGAAATTGTTCAAAAAGAGTGGCTATTAAAGGCAACAGATCGTTGTGATTCTTGTCCATCAGAAGCACTTGTTAAGATAACTGGAATATCTGGAGATTTAATGTTTTGTGGGCATCACTATAATAAGATTATGAATGATGCAGGTGGATATAAAAAGATGATGTCTTTTGCTCTTACGGTTATAGACGAACGAGATAAATTGGTTCAAAATAAATTAAAGGATAAAGATTATGTATGAGTATTATGTTAGAAAAGTAGAAAATGTAGTAGATGGAGATACCATTGATGTTCTTATTGATTTAGGGTTTGATATTTTATTTGCATCTCGTGTAAGATTGGCTGGTATTGATACCCCTGAGTCTCGTACAAAGGATCTTGCTGAGAAGGCTCTCGGTCTTGAAGCCAAAGAGTATCTAAAAAAGGCTCTAAAGGATGCTAAGTCTGTTGTAATTAAGACTGAGAAGATGGACTCATCTGAGAAGTATGGTCGCATTTTAGGCTGGGTATATATTAATGGAGACACTGTATCCCTTAATGACATGATGATTAACGATGGGTATGCATGGGGATACCTTGGAGATACTAAGGTAAAAGATTTTGAAGCACTTAAAAAGGCTAGATTAAAATCTAAAAAATGAAACATATCCTATACTTTACTGCAGACTGGTGCAATCCTTGTAAAAAAACAAGGCCAATAGTAGAAGAATTAAACCGTGAACAGATCATGGCTAAATTTTTTATCATTGATGTTGATGCTGAAATTGAAATGGCACAAGACTTTGAAGTTCGTTCTATTCCTACGCTTGTTTTAATTAAAGATAATGTTGAAATTTACCGTGTAACTGGTGCACAGACAAGGCAGCAGTTAGAGGAGTTGATTGCTTATGAAAAAGATATTCAAAATGATATTTAATCCTGACGGAAAAGATATGATACCAAAAGATCAAGATGCTATAACGCATCTTATCTTAAAGGGCGCCCTTGAGGTTGCTGGGGTTGATAGTTTAAATGGAGAACTCCTATACACAATAACTCCTAAAATGAAAGAAATAATGCCAGGAATTTATGAAGATCACATTAAGCAAGTAAATAAAGAACTATTAAACCTATGGGAAAAGGGGTATGTAAATATCGACTTTTTCTTAGAAGATCCCCTAGTTACTATATCTGAAAAAGGTCTAGATAAAAATGAGATTTCTAAACTTACTAAGCCAGAAATCTGGGCATTAGAAGAAGTCAAAAGACTCTTAAAGAAGTAAAATCTGATATAATCAATGTATAGATTGGGAGGTTTATTTTGAACCATATTAAAGAAGGCGATTTTGTCATGGGGTCTACCTCTGAGGGCATGGTCCACGGAGTTGTAGAGCACATTATGATTGAAGGCGGAACACTAGGTACTCCTGGATCAGAGTATGCTCTTGAATCATTGCCGCCAGAAAACCCAGCAATGTCTGTTAGAATTTATAAAGAAGAAGATGGCAAGTGGGAAGCAACAGCCTATAGTATTGGAATGATGTATATGGATGCAAAGGTTGCAGATATAAACAATCATATGATGGAAGACGATAGCGAAGAAATGGATTCAGAAGTTGCAATGGCAATGTATGATTCATCAATTGGCAAAGCAAAAAAGCCTAACTATGGAGAAATGATTCAACCACGTCGTGGTGGGTCAACACCGTCTAATCCAAAACTTTATGCAAGAGTTGTGCAGGCAGCAAAAGATAAATTTGATGTGTACCCATCTGCGGTTGCAAACTCTTGGGTAGTGCAAGAATACAAACGTCGTGGTGGAACATACAAGTCTAAAAAAGAATTAGGATCAGATAATTTTTGGAATGGATTTTTAAAATAATGCCAAAGAAAAAAGCACAATCATTTAATGCAACACAAATTAAGGACGGGAAGATTGTACGAATGAATAAAAACGGTACAGTTAAATCTATTCTTGGTCCATATGAAGTAAAGCATTCAAAGAAGGATAAGTAATGGCAGATACATACTCACCTAATGCAGGTATGAAGGCTGCTGCAAGACGTGCTTTGAAGTGGAAAGAAGACGGCAAGGCTACTGGTGCAGGAACTCCAGTAGGCTGGGGTAGAGCAACAGACATTGTTAATGGTGCATCTATGTCTCTTGATACTGTTAAGAGAATGTACTCTTTTTTCTCTCGTCATGAAGTAGATAAAAAAGGTAAAGGTTTTTACGATGGACCAGAGTTTCCTTCTAATGGAAGAATTATGTGGGAAGCATGGGGCGGAGATGCAGGGTTTGCTTGGAGTAGGGCAATAGTAAACAGAGAAAAAAGTAAAACAGAAAAAATCTGGGACGGAAGTCCATTTAGCATAAGGGGGAAATAAGTTATGGAAGATTTAACAGTTGAAGAAGTAAAACAATTAGTTACATTTTATAAGCAAAAGGCAACAGAGATGGAGTTTAACTTGTTGCAAACACAGTTAAAACTTAACAGGGTTTTGTTTACTGAGCCAGTACCAGAAAAAAATAATATTAGCAAAAAAAATAACTAAATAGTTAGGAGAAACCACATGGAGATTGCCCTAGTTGTTGGCTTGACATTGGTTGTGTTTTCCTCTATACTTATAGTAATAAGTAAAAAAGAAAAGAAATCTTTTAACAAAATTTTATATCGTCAAAGCGATATGCACAATATGTTAAAAGAGTTTTTCTTTAGAGATATTTTTGACAATGAAGTTGCTTCTTCTCAATCTAAGATTTGGAAAGAAAAGAAAACTACTAAGTTTCTTATAATAGATCAAAAAGCATATTGGGTATCTAATAATATGTTCTATGTTGGCGATACAGATAACGGTCAGGTTAGACCAGAAACTGGAAGACCAATAGACATATCAACGATGTCTCCAAAAGAAGTAAATAAAATGTTATTCATCCTGGATAACTTAAACGGTGGGAGAAAAAATGATAGTGGCGGTGCAAGGAACTAACGAGTTTGACGACTACAACTTGTTTCTTCGTGCAATGAGCGTTGCATTATCAGGAATGAAAAATGATGAAAAGGACTTTACAATTTATTCTGTTGGTCCTGCAAAAATCAATTCTTTTGTTTCAGAATTCTCAAACCTTTCAGAACGAGGCATGAAAGCCAGGGGTCGTAAAATAAAGTTTTATAAAGTTCCAGAATCTTGGGTTCAAGAAAATATGGAGCACATAAACTATTTTGCATTCCTAAGTAAGCCAAAAGAATCTGTATCAAAATTAGTCCACTCTGCAGAATTAAAAAATGTAGAAGTTGGAATATTCCGTTATTAATAGAGAGAGCATCATGATAATCAATTCATTAGCACACATGGAAACAATTGTTTTAAAGAATAAAGAACTAGCATGGATAGGCTGGGATGTTGTAGAGCGTAAGAGATCAGATCTTGCCAGAACATCACCAAGCGGTGTACGTGTAAAAAATGCATGGTACCTACAAAAAACTTTTAACCTTAATCGTAATGGTTGGGATATTCCAAACAAATACGGTCAGTAAATGAAACAACATTTGTGGAAAGATGAAGCAGCCTGCCTTGGACTTGATACTAATATATTCTTTGATAAGTATGAA